GGTTTCCCACCTCTCTGTAGATTTCTATGAATTGACCAATTTGCACTGCAACCATGACAACAACCAAAGCAAAACCAAAACGACCACCTGAGAAACCAGAGGGGCAGCACGCAGCGGCGGCGCGATTGACCGTCGACATGGGTTTTTCGGTCACCAGGGCGATGGTAAGGTTCTGGAAAAAAAAGGGCTACGATCTGCACAACATCGAAAAGCTGAAAGCCCAGCTTCGGGAATCGGAACGGCCACCTGCCGGGCTTCAATCACAGGTTCAGCATGACGACCTGCCGAGGGATCACCCCGAAGAATTGGAGAAACAACTTGCCGCATTGCAGCGGGATCTCATTTCAGCTCCGGACTACGAGACGGCCCGAAAGATCAAGACGAAGATCGGCGGACTGAAAGAACTGCACCGGACGCAGGTCGAGATGGGGCAATTCCTGCCGATGACCGCATCGATGGACGCGGGGTCGCGGGCGGCCGTGGCATCGAAGGCGGCGTGGGAATCGATCGAAGATGATCTCCCCCCGCGACTGGAGGGGCTGACTGCCGCCCAAATGAAGAAAGAACTGCGCGACTATGCCAGGCAGAAGTGCATTGAACTCTCGGAGATTTTCAACAAATGATCGAAGCATTAAACCCGTGGGCAGAGGGGTGGAGACTGAACCACGCACCCCGGCAAGACATGCGGCCGTCGCAATGGTGCGGGGAAAACGTCTACATGACAAACTCGCCCATCAGCGCGAAGTTCCAGACCGGTGGGCATTGCGACGCGATTCTCGATGACCTCGCTGATCCTGATGTTTACGAATCCTGTGCGGTCGGGCACACCGGCATGGGGAAAAGCGCAGTGTTGGAGGCTGCGTCATGCTGGATCGTCTCAGAAGCACCCGGCCCGACGTTGCTGATCGGGCAAACCGACAAGACGACCGAGGAATGGATGGAGACACGGATGAAGCCGGCATTCCAGAAATGCGATGCGACCGCGCGAATGATTCCCCGAGGGGCGGATCGGCACAAGGACCGGAAAGACACGATCATTTTCCCTGGCATGGAATACCTAACCGGAGGGGCGAACCTGACGAACACGCAGGAGAAGTCGATGCGTTACACCCTGGCCGAGGAAGCGTGGATCTGGAAGCATGGCATTCTCGGGGAGTTGTTGAAACGCCACCACGACCGATGGAACCGGAAGCATCTTGGCGTCGCGCAAGGCGGCTACGAGGGAAGCGACTGGCACAAATTCACCAAGGATGGCCTTGGTTTCGACCGTGGCTTCATCTGCTGCGAATGCGGGACCGAGCAAATATTTCAATGGTCATCGGTGAAGTATGAGGAAATCAGAAACGGCAATGACGACTTCGACTGGCCCGCGATCTTTGAAACCGTACGCTACGAATGCGCAAACGATAATTGTGGTGAGCGATTCCCCGACACAGCCACCGGTCGGAAACGACTCACCGAGAAATCTCTCTACATCTGCCGCCACAATTCCCACATCCCCGGGCGGGTCACCCGCTACATCCCCGCGATGTCAAACCCGCGCATCCAACTGCGCTCGCTGGTTCAGGAATGGCTGCTTGCCGAGGAATCATGGAAAAACGGCGATAAGGAACCACGGAAGCAGTTCATCATGAAGCGCCTCGCTCAGTTCTGGGTCGAGAAACCAGAGGTCCCGACGCTCGACACCGGGAGCGACCCATACCAGAAAAGCACCTACAACCAGGGCGAGAAATGGGAAAACGAACACACCCGCCATATGCGGATTGACGTGCAGAAGGTCGGCTTCTGGTGCTCAATCCGCGCCTGGCAGATTGGCGAACCTCGTTCTCGCCTGCTGTGGGAAGGCAAGCCGGAAACGTGGCAGGCGCTTTTCGACCTGCAAGAACGCTTCGGAATCGAAAACCGCGACGTGTTCATTGACGGGAAATACAACATTGACGAGATTGTCCGGCAAATCTACCGCCACTGCGGGACCGACATCAACCAGCACTGGAATATTCTCTGCGGGGAGGACAGCGCCGACGGTTACACCTACGAAGTCGGCACGCCGAAGCGCCCGCGCCGGGTGAAAAAAATTTATTCGAAATATCAATACGGGCGGACCAGCGACCAGCTTTCCTACCGGACGATTCGTTTTTCCAACCTGCGGGCAAAGGACGCACTTGCCGGGATCATGGATCGCCCCGGGCTTTTCGGCGTCCCGCTCGACGCCTCGAAAAACTACATCGCGCAGATGCAGAGCGAGACAAAAAAAGAATACGCGCCCGGGAAATGGCGATGGATGAAAATCAAGGACCATTACCACAACCACCTCTGGGATACCGAGGTTCAGGGGATCGTCGCCTGTGCGATCCGCGGCGTTCTGAAAATCGAGACCGCTGAGTCGTCGGGTTGAAATCGCCGTATTGGAAATGGCGCGCCCTTCCACTGCTTTTCTGAAAGCCCTAGTTCGCTATGGCAACGTATCGGCTGGAAACGTCACCCAGCTTGAGACATGGCAGACCGCAGTGCTGACCGAGATCGCCACCAACAAAGGCGGGCAGATGGTCAGCGGTTCAACTAACGGCAGCAGCTTCACCCAGGTCACCAGCATGACGAACTCCGAGTGGTTCGAATGTCTGAGTGAGGCACTGGAACACATCGACCGCGGCACGATGCCACAATCCCGAACCATCGCCCGACTCTTCTGATTTATGCCAATCCTCGACCAATACGGGAACCCGGTGACCAGTGGAAGCCATTCACGTTTTGCCAATGCGGCAAACCGCAACGACCGCTCGGTTCCGCCCGAGCCGCTATTTACGGACAGCTTCGACAAGCTCGTCCCCGACTGGGACCGGAAGGCGTTACTTTCCGGCAGTCGGAAAATGTTCATGAATTTCCCGCCCTACGAGGCGGCAATCACCATGAAAGCCGACCACGTCGTCGGGCGCGCGTGGAATGCGAAGTTCCACGGCGAAGACAAGGACTGGGGAAAAATCGCCACCGACTGGCTGCTCAATCAATGGTATGGCATGTGCGACATCAGCGGCAGCGATTTCAAGTCATTGCTCTGGCTCGACTGCGTGTCTCTCGACCGGGACGGCGACTACCTCGTCGTGCTTGAGCCAACCTACAGCGGCTGGCCGATGACCCGCCGGATCGCGGCGAACCGCATTGGTCAACGGCACATGGCGGAAATTGAATTGACCACGGGCAAATACAAAGGCGCAAAGATGACCCACGGTGTCATCACCGATCGTCGCGGCGCGGTGATTGCCTACAACATTCTGGGAGATCTCGCAAATGATGATGTTCAAATCGACACCCGCGACTGCGTTTTCAACGCAGATAAGTACTGGCACGACCAGAGCCGAGGGTTGCCGACAGGTTCATCGTCGCTGAAATTCATCCGTTCTTCGCTGCTCTCGCACGAATGGGAGCAGATGGCACAACTCATGGTTTCGTCGATTGGACTGGTCGAATACAACGAGGCCGGCGGCCCCGACATTGATGACCCGAGCTACTCACCGCCGGTGGATGTCGACGGTAACATTCTCCCGCAAGACACCAATCCGACCACCGAAGTTCTGATGAACGGCACGATCCGCTATTTCCGCAGCAACAGCGGCGGGAAGATCGAGCAGGTCAAGCACGACCGCCCGGGCGACATGTGGAGCACCTTTCAGGACAGGGTGATCCGGCTCATGTCCAAAGGGGTCAAGGTCCCCTACGAACTTTCGTGGAAGGCCAACGAAATCAACGCCGCCATGGTGCGAAACATCCAGGAGCAAATGCGAATGACCGTCGAGGATCGCCAAGACACCATTTACACCGCCGCCATCCGCACCGTCCGCTGGGCCGTCGCGAAAGCGATCAAAGAAGGAATCCTTCCGCAGCCCAAAAATGAAAACGACTGGTGGAAATGGGGATTCATCATGCCGCGCAAGTTCTCCGTCGATCAAGGCCGAGATGCACAACAGCGCAGAGAAGACTTCAAGATCGGGCTCACCAACAAATCAATCATCGTCTCCGAAGGTGGCGGCGATCTGGAACTATTGGAAGACGACCGAATAGAAACCGTTTTTCGCTACGAGAAAAAAATTCGCGAGCGTGAAGCCGCCGAAGGATTTACCGTCGACCGCCGGAAATTCGAAATGCTGACGGCAAACGAGGTGCCAGTGGTTGACCCCACGGCAACGGACAACACCAACCAAAACCAGAATCAATGAACACAATCACCCCAACAATCTCTCAAATGCGGATGCTTGCCAGCATTCGCGGTCAACAATGGCTCATGCGGCCAGATAGCATTCAGGAATTCGCCCTGGCTGCGCTCGACGTGCCGGAAAAGGCGAACTCGCTCAATATCTCTATGGAAGACTTTTTCGAGCTTCGCCCCGAGACCGTGATGGATGCCGACGGCATTGCGCACATTTACATTTATGCGGCACTTGTTGATTCATGTCCACCGATCTATGAGAAACTTGGGCTTGCGACTTGCTATTGCACGATTGAAGAAGAAATCGAAGAAAGCATAGAAATTGGTGCCAAGGCGATTCTTTTTCACATCAACTCACCAGGTGGGACCGTCTCCGGAAATGTCGAGATCGCATCGATGATTGCCGACCTTGAATTACCAACCGCCGCTCATTGCTACGGGCTTGCCTGCTCTGCTGCCTACAAACTGGCCGCCGGGTGCGATGTCATCATTGCCACCGAGTCGGCACAGGTCGGAAACATCGGCACGATCCTGTCATGGGCTGACTGCACGGAGTTCTGGCGGCAAAATGGCGTTGAGTTCAAAGCCATGACAAACGCCGGAGCGGATCTCAAATCCACCTTTCACCTTGAGCCGGATTCAACCCAGCTTGCTTTCTTGCAGCAATCAATTGACGAAGCAGGTCAACAGTTCCGCGAGCACGTCACCGCAGGTCGTACTGCCGCAGGAGCAACGCTTGACGACGAGGTATGGCGCGCCGGATGGTATTCAGGCCAACGGGCCGGATCACTTGGATTGATCGACGGAATCGGCACCGCCGAGGATGCGCGGCAATACCTCATTTCGCGCCTGAGTTGAAATCGTCACAATGATGACCGCAAAAATTGAACCGACCAAAAATATGGCATTTTCATTTCTCACCAACAAACAAGCGCAGGAAAAAATCACCGGGCTTGAAGCTCGCGTTTCCGAATTGGAATTCGAAGTGAACTCTGCCAGCGCAACAATCGAAGCACTGCAAGCCGATGCTGCCACCGCCGCCGAAACGATCACCGGACTGACCAGCGAACGCGACAAGGCATCAGCCGCACTCGCCACCGCGCAGGCCACCGTCGCCGATCAGGAAACAACGATCACTGCGGCAAACGACAAGCTCGCCACATTCGACGCCGAAGTCGCCAACAAGGTGCAACTCGGCATTGCCAACCTCGGATTCAAAGGAACCATCCCCACGGCATTTAAAGAAGACGGCGACAACAACCTGACTCTTCAAGCATTCAACGCACTTACACCGCGCCAGAAAATGGACTTCTCCAAATCTGGCGGAAAAATCACCAACTAACTTTTCAATTTTCAACTAATCAAACATCATGGCTAATACACTTACCAGTCTCATTCCTGATGCGCTAGTCGCTCTCGATGTCGTTTCCCGCGAATTAGTGGGATTCATCCCCGCTGTTACCCGCGACCCTAAAACGGACGCGGCAGCGTTGAATCAAAACGTCCGCATTCCCTACACCGCAGCAAACGGAGCGGTCAAGGATGCAACCCCTGCAATGTCTTTGCCGGCCGCTGCTGATCAGACAATTGCACAAAACACTTTGACCATCTCCAAAGTTCGCTCTGCTCCATTCTCTTGGACTGGAGAAGAAAAATATGCGATGGATCAAGGAGTCGGTGCGCTCACCCTGATGCAAGATCAGATTGCTCAAGCGTTTCGTGCTTTGGTTGCCGAGATCGAAACCGACATCGCCGCCGCTGCCTACGCCGGAGCTTCTCGCGCTTATGGCACCGCTGCCACAACTCCTTTTGGAACAAATCTTGGCGAATCCGCTCAGATGAAAAAGATTCTCGACGACAATGGAGCACCTGCGAGTGACCGTAGTTTGGTTATGGACACCACCGCAGGCGCCGCACTCCGAACGCTGCTTAATAATCCGCTCAACGCAAACACCTCTTTAAATGGAGAGTTCACCCGTCAAGGAATCATCCTCGACGTGAACGGGTTTAAGTTCCGCGAATCGGCGCAAGTTCCGACAGTTACCGCCGGCGCGATGGCATCCGCCACCAGTTCCAACGCTGCGTTCACCGTCGGTCAAACCGTCATTCCTCTGGCCACCGCTGGAACAGGCGTGGTCGCCGCTGGTGACATCATCACCTTTGCCAACGACACCAACAAATACGTTGTTGCATCGGTCAGCTTTGCCGGGGCAAACCCTGCAAGCGGAGACAGCCTTACGCTTGCTGCCCCGGGTCTGCGTAAAGCGCAATCTGCCGCCACTCGCGCCATCACTGTGGTTGCCACTGCCGCACGGAACATTGGACTATCGAGAAACGCAATCGTGCTCGCCACCCGACTTCCGATTCTGGAAGGAAACGACCAAGCAGTCATGCGCGAAGTTGTAACCGACCCAGTTTCCGGTCTTTCGTTTGAAATTGCCGAGTTCCCCGGCTATCGCATGTCAACATACGAAGTCGCGATTGCTTGGGGTGTCAAAGTCATCAAGCCAAATCACCTTGGAGTGTTGCTCGGCTAATCTTTCCCTGTTGTTGTTGTAGTTTCATGTGCAGCCCTCGCATCGGAAACGGTGCGGGGGTTTTTCATTTGAAATCATTCCCTTGGTATGGGAGTCGCTGATTTTGTCAAAGCCGCGTTCAATTCTTCGCTCGATGTTTTGAGCGCGGAGAACGTCACCATCGGCGCCGCGACCGCTCGCGGAGTCGTGGAAGACATTGGCGCCGAGCTGATGATCGCTGATGGCGGCGACGAGAACCGGCGCGGCCTGCGTGTTTCATTTCCCTCCGCAGCATTCGCCACCGTGCCGACCAGCCGCCAGACCGCCACATGCCGGAGCAAAACGTGGAAGATCGATCGTGTGGACAATGGCCCCGGCGCGCTCGTGCTGGATCTCATCGAACCGGAAAGGAGAGGCTGATGGCTGTCACGATTCACGCTGATCCTGCTGATTTAGGTCGTCTCAATGACGCCTTAATCCAACTTGCCCGTGAGACGCGGAAGACCATGAAAGATGTGCTTCCTGCTCAAATGCGATTGCTTGCAACGGACTTTGCTACCGTAACTACTCCAAAAGGAAAAAGCCAATCGGACAAGGGACAAGGAGAATCGAAGATCACCACAAAAGTGCGTGATGTTTACCCGCACCCTGGCTACGTCGTCAACATGCTCAATAAGGTCGAACCGGGCCTAGGAATTCGTTTTGGCTCCTTGCTCAATCGAAAGAAATACCAAGATGCAAAAAAAATCACCGACAAGCATTTGCCGGGACTGAATCTTGATATTGGCGTTTTTGATTTTGGCCAACTGCACAAATCGATGCGCTTCAAAAAGCGAGTAACGCGTCGTCTGGTCGTGAGCGACTACCCCAAGGTGACCGCCTACATTCGCCAGACGATCAAGCTCGTTGGATTTGCGAAAGGAGGATTCGCCACCGCCGCAAAACAACTCGGCGGGGCCCGCGGCATCCCGCAGTTTGCCACCCGCCACAAATCACCCGGCAGCGGACGTGTCATCGATACTGGCGACAATCTCACTGTCGAAATGGTCAACGGTGTTCGCTACATCCGCGAAGCACTCAAGCCCGAGGATGAGTGGGCTGCTGTCGACCATCGCGCAAAAATGGTCGGCGCCGTTTTGAAAAGAATCCAAGACAGAAAAATCGAAGCCGCAATGCGCAGATCCAACAACAGATGAGCAACTTATCCCTATCACGCAAGGTCGAGAAGGCCCTCACGCTTTACATGCAGAGCGTCATCACCTCCGGTCTGAACATTTACGAAGGCCACGAGAAAGCCGAGATCGTCGAGCAGCCGTATCTCGTGTGTTTTGCAGAAGATGCTGTTCCTCACCCCGACATGCCGCCAAGCGTCGGCGTGCGGGTCGTTTCCATGCGCTTCGAACTGCGGGTCGACTCGGAATCCACGAACGCGCGGCAACTTCTGGATGGGTGGCGCATGACCACAGAAGACTCGCTTTCAGACGTTTCGGCAATTAGTAATTTCACTCAAGCTCTCAATTTCGACTGGGAAGGATACATCCCTTATGTTTACGATTCGCTTCCAAACAACGAGCCGACGGAATTTGACAAGGCCGATTGGGTGGAACAGTTCGTGGTGAATATCGTTTGCCAGCTCACCGCTGAGCCGCAGACGTTCGTTGCCGTTTCGGGGACAATCACCCCAAACATGAACGGGAATTACTATTCCCAGGGGCGGGACTCCAACGGTTACAAACGCTACACCCTGTCCAATGCCGCCTACAGTTCGACGGTGTCCAGGATCGAACGTGTCGGGGCGCATTGGTATATCTGGAAATACACGGCAGGCACGTTTAACGGCTACTGGAGATCGACAAGCTCCCCGCCCAGCACAAGTCCGGTATCCGCTTCTTCATGGGTGCCAAACACCACAGAGACCGGCACGCCGACCATCATCGCCGTCTCGCTTTGAAATCCCCCACGCTATCCCGCCTGAGTTGAAATCACGCGGTGATTATGGACGCGATCTATTTTCACCCGGCTGGTCATAAGCACCATTTCCGCAATGTCGAGCCAAAGGACGGCAAAGCGGACCTGCGCGATGACGACGGAAAATTGATCTACGCCGGCGTGCCAGTGAGTGCCGAGCCAAAGGACGGCCACTGTGTCGTCATCGGCGACGCGCCTGCCGCCAAACCAATCAAAGCCAAACCATAAAATATCATGTCACTTACCACCAAAGGAACCGCTCACTTGTACGGCATCGTCGGAGGTGTCGCCATTGTAACAAACGCCACCGTTCTGAGCTGGTCTCTGAACTCATCGAACAAGAACACGGCGGAAACCGTAAACGAGATCGGCAACGAAATCGAACGCCGCCGCGATGACCTGCATCAAGAAGGAACATTGACACTGCGTCCACGAACCGGCTTTACCGCTCTTGTTCCAGGAGCGAACTATACCTACAACTCGGTGATGTTTGAAGTTGTGAGCGAAGGCCGCGAAGAGCAATCGTCCGGATTCGTGACGTTGACCTACAACATCAAGAAATCGGAATACATCACATTGTCGTAACCTTCCCGTGGATGATCGCTTTTACCATTCTTTCCTGCCTCCGGTTGCGAAAGTTTGCGGGCGAAGGCTGGCGACTTTTACACTTTGGCATCACTTTGTCCTTTCTGCAATTGGGTCACCGATTGCTCTTGGTGGTGATCGGGTCAGTGTTGTCGACTTGCTCATTGCAACCCGCGTTTGCGGGCTGAACTACGGTGAAAGCGATATTCGCCCGGGCATCCGTGATGCCTGGTGGAAGCGGAAGCTGACGCGCGATCCCGCACTGTTTCGAAAAAACACTGAAATCTTTTACGAATGGATGGCGCGCCAGTCATCCCCGCCGCGATTTTACCACCAATCATGTGGCGGCATCAGCAAGGGAGTCGAACGCGCTCCCCGCTGTCTCGGGCTTGCATGTTCGCTCATGACCCGCGGTGGCATGAGTGAGGCAGAAGCATGGAACTGCACTCTTGGGAAGGCCATGTGGATGGATGCGCAATTCGCCCAGCTTCACGGCGTCGATCTGCGATTCCTCGACGATGCGGACCTTGACGACACCGAGATCAATTTTTCCCAGCTCACTGACGACGAAGCCATGAGCAAGTTCCAAAACGAACTCCCCGAGGAACTGGTCGGCCCGACGTTTGACCACTGGCTCGCGAACATCAAAGGAAAAGGAGGAGCGGCATGATGAAGTGGGTATTCGGTGCGGACACCGGTCCATTTTCCAAAGGGCTCGACAAGATGCGTTCCGAGTCGAAAGGATTCGCGAACTCGATCAAAGGCCACCTTGCCGCCGCATTCGGTGCCGGGGCTGTCATCGCCGGATTCAAGAAGCTAGTCGATGAGATGAGCCGAGTTCAGGATCTTGCCACCCGCTTTGGAGAATCTGCGGAATCGGTGCAGAAGGTGGGCCTTGCCGCGCAGCTCGCGGGGTCGGACATTGAAGGAGTCGCCAAGGCGATGAGCGTCGTCACGAAAAACGCTCTCGATGCCGCGCAAAAAGGCGGCGACATGGCCGATTCATTCAAGGCGCTCGGGATCGATGCCGGCAAGTTCGTGAATTTGCCAATCGAGGAAAAAATTCTGGCACTCGCCCAGGGCATGGAGAACGGCAAAGGCCCGGGCGAAAACCTCGCGACGGTCATGAAGATTCTTGGCAAGTCGGGTGCCGAAATGATGCCGCTAATTTCCCAGGGGATGGAAGAACTGCAAAAGCAATTCGCGAACACATCCGTCGTTTCAAACTCGACCGTCGCGACACTGGAGAACCTGGGCGACCAGTGGGACTCGCTGAAAAATGAATTCACAGTCGGCGGATCAAAAATCGCCGAGGCACTTTTTCTGATCGTGCGCGTCATTCAGGCGAGCATGGGGGCATCGATCGTGCAGATGGGAATTGCCTGGGACACGCTGGTCTCTTCATTCGTAAATGGCAGCGCCGTCATCGGGTCAGCAATGAAGGGCGACTTCACCGGCGCCGCTGCTGCGTTCGAAAAATACAAGAACGGCGTGAAAAACGGATTCGAAGACACCAAAAACAACGCCATCGCATTCGGTGAAGTGGTCAAGGAGGTTTACGACGACATCTACAACAAGCCCGGATCAGCGCCAAAGAAAAAAGCAGAAACCGTCGGGCCAAACGACGACGCTATGAAGGCCGAGGAGGAACGCAAAAAGCTGGCCGAGGATATCGTCAAGATGCAGGAAGACGCGCGGATGCGGGAATTGTCGCTGGCCGAGCAGATCCTCGAAGTCGAGAAAAAGCGTGCCGCAATCATGGCGGAACTGAACACCACCACCGACCCGGTCGACAATCTCGAAAAACAAAAGCAGCTTCTCGAAATTGAGAAGGAAATTGCCGACCTCAAGGAGAAGCAAAACAAGAACATCAGCGACGCCAGCGGCGAAGAACTCAAGCGCATCGCCGCGGAACAGGACAAGATCGCGGAGGCAAAAACGCGCGACCAACAAAGCCAGCGGGACCGGAAGTTCGAACAAGCCGACCCCGCCGGAAAGATCAAGATGCTCAAGGCAGAACAGGCGCAACTTCTTAAAGACGCACGGGAAGCCGCCGGAGGCAACGATAAGGCCACCGCCATCGAGAAGCGCACCGCCGCCCGGGAAAAGGGATACGCAATCGAGGACATTCTAAAAAAAGCGCAGGATGCCATTGCAACCCCCACCATCGCCACCGGTTCGCTCGCCAGCATCGGCGCCGGAGGCAGCGCAAACCTTCTGACCAGTGACACGATCCAGCAGCGGCAACTCAGCGTGTTGGAAACCATCGCCGCCAACACCGGCCGCGCGCAGAACGGCAACCAAAACATCCCCGAACCAGTATGAGCCTGACAAAAAAAGGAACGATCACAGATTACTACTCCGACGGCGTGGTGATCCAGCCGGGCTTTTCGCTGACGGAAAAGAACGACGGCACGATTGAAGGGCAGGTTGTTTTCGAATGCGACGAGACGAAAATCACGAACCTCCCGCAAATGAACGCAGCACACCCGCGCGACACTCGCTGCGAACTCTACAACCGGGAAATCACTTATTTGCCGCTGCGGAAAATCCGCATGACCGGAACGTATTTTGGGCTCGTCTCGGCCAAGACCACGCCGACGATCTCCTACACGCCGAACCTCAACCAGGACCCAGTCACCTCGCACCCCGACTTCGCCACGTTTGCAGGAACGGAAGCCGCGCCACTGAACGGGGCAAAGTTTGACCGAGAAAGCGGCGAATTTCTAGGATTCTTCGATCCATCCATCAAAGACCTGTTCGGTGCAGAATTCTACTTGGTCCCCGCAACGTTGCTGTCGCTCACCTATTGGACGAAAACAGTTCCGTCTCTTGGCCGGCGCATGACGCGCAAAACGTCCATCCCTGGATTCCGCAAACCATCCGACGTGAAGGAATTCCTCGTCATCGACTTTCCCTATCGTCAGATTGGAAATTTTTACCAAGTGACCGAGCAAATCATGGGCAGCGGCCCGAATGGGTTCTCGACAATTCTCTACCCGTAATGAACCAACACCGAAAAGGAAATTCGTTTGACGCAGGTGTCCCGGGCGACCCCCGGCTTCACGATGCAATCAACCGCAGGACACCGCGCGGCGCTGGCGTGCAGGTGACAAACACTCACGCCGGGGTTGTCCTAGCGAAAACCAAGAAGAAGAAATCGCCCGACCTTCCGCCGTTCTATCCGATTCTTGGGCGCAACTCGGACGGGACATTTTTCGTGACAGTTACGGATGGCAGGATAATTGAACGCGCTCTTTCCGTGGGTGAAGACGAGGACGCGCTGCTCTATCATGAGTGTTCCAACCGTTTGACCAGCGGGAAGAAAACGAAATTTGCCATTAGTGTCGGGCAAGCTATTTTTGTGACAATTTACGAAAGCGTTTACGGCGCAATTGACCCCGGCCCCGGTGGGGCTGACATAAGCCTGGTAATCAATTCGGATTCCACAATTTCCACCAATTACATCCCGTCAATTCAGTCCGGTGTGTATTACTACAAATTGGCAAGCCTGATTACCGACGGAGGGGTGACAAAGCTGAAAATGTATGCCGGTGGAAGCAACATTTACCACTCAACCGGATTGACGGCAGACCTACTAGTCCGTGATTGCCCGGTCTATCCCGAAACCATCGAAACTTCCCCCATTCTTTTACGGGCATCGTTTGTCAGCGGCAAGCTGGTCAGTGTGGGAGAAACGGAATCCGCCCGTCCTTTGGCCGCAACAATCGAACAAAACAACCTTGTTCATTGTTCTTAATCATGACCGCATTCATTTTGAGCAGTGAACTTGATTTCCCCATTGCCCTGGCATGTCGGGCGCGCATGGTGAGTCTTGGTTGGACGGCAAAGATCATGATCGATCCAAGCCAATGGACAAGCGTCCCCGATGGCGTTGTGTTTGGAAATTACGGCACGCCAGAACACAGAATGACGGGGAATGATTGCGCGATTGCGGTCCTTGACGGACTTCTTGCCAATTCCGCGGACAACGAATTGCTCATGCGGATGGATTGCGATGTCTGGTTGTCCGAAGAGGCTAGCGCATGGTTTCAGACCAACGACAACGGGCGCGCAATGAAAATCGATCACCACAAAGTTCAGGTGTGGGGCGGGTGCTGGAGCGCAATGCGGAATCAAATCGTCGCCGCCCGGGTTGCCGCCGATTCGCTCCCAAAATGCCGGTGCGCTGAAAGCTACCTGAACCTGATGGCCCTTCATTACAGCGGCGATTTGACGACCAGAGACGAGCTCGTTGTGCAATGGACCAGGGGACAAGAACGAGGACTAGCGGCAACGCTGCCAATCGCTTCAAGCATCGACAGGCTCGCCGAAGGTCTGGCACTCTTTGACGCTCCTGCATAGTCCATGAGTTGAAATCACGCCTAAAGCATGGCGTCTCGCGCAATCGATCTAATTGTCAACGTCCAGGGAGGAACATTGATTTCCTCGTTTTCGTCCACGGTTCAGGGGCAGCTTCCGGCATTTGTATTCGGTGACGAGACCCCGATTTCCGTGCGGCTCGTCGAACCTTCCGGAGTCGCCGCTCGTCCTTGGCGGGAAATCGACCTGAACAATCAGACCGTGCGCATCGGCATCGGCGTGCCGGGATCTTCACCCACGGCGGGAACATTTACCCTGACCTACGGAGCGAACACCACCAGCGCACTCGCCTACAACGCCACTGCCACGCAGGTCGCCGCCGCGCTGAATGCGCTCGCCTCGATCATCGCTGCGGGCGGGGTGACCGTCACCGGATCGGGAGCGACATACAAGGTCGTGTTCACCTCCGTCGGCGTGCGGACCGCACTCACGGCGGATGTGGCTTCGATCTCGCCCACCTCGGGAGCCTACATCAGCACCATTCTCGCTGGCAGCGTTTCCGCGCAGGCGATCTATCTTCTCAGGCTGGAGGCAATGCCAGCGTCCTACGTCGAGCTGGCCGACGATCTACCCGTTGCCGCCGTGTTCGTCGCCACCGTCCGCGCTGGTGCTTCTGGCGTTTCCGAAATTCAGACCGTCACCCTGTCCCCCGTCCCCTATGACGGCACCTACACGCTGTCTGTGAGCACCGCAGAGACCAGTTCCCTTGCGTGGGACGCAGACGCGGCAACGATACAAACCGCGCTGGAAGCACTGGCCGGAGTAGGGGCTGGAAACGTCACGGTATCGGGAGAGTTCCCCGCGTTCACGGTCACTTTTGCGGCATCGCTTGGCAATGTTGCTGCCATGACCGGCAACGTGTCTGCACTCGTCGTTCCCACCGGACGCAGCGGAGTGCTTTCAAACAACACGACAGGCGTGGCAGAATTGCTGGCATCGAGTTCGCGTGTGGATGCGACTTTCGAAGTTGAGATCGTTGATGACGGCAGCGGAGAAACATGGACCCCGCTGCAGGTTGCATGCGTGCTACGGCAAGACGTGATTCCAGGATCGCCGAGTTCCAGCACTTCTGGTCCGGTTTACCTTCTCGAAAGCGTCGCTGATGCACGCTACGCGGCCATCGCTTCTCCAACAATAACGAACCTTGGCGTTGATCGCATCACCATCTCTGGGAACCTTAGCTCCGCAGCGTGGACAACCGCCGGAATCAGAATCAAAGGAAATCCCGCCACACTGACAGACACGACCAGCACCGGAACGGTGGCAACGGCATACACGGATGCGTTTGGAGGCAACACCATCGCCTCGACAAGCTCGGTCACGTTCACGAATTACACGACTGCATTTTTCAAGGCCCCAATTGCCGGCACTAATGTGACCATGACAAACAAGTGGGCGCTCGGCGCGGAGTCGGCCAGATTTGGCACCAGCAATCAACTAACCATTTCCACAAGCGGAGTTCTGACCGCCACGTCTCCGGTATTCACGACCCCGGCACTCGGCACTCCTTCTGGTGGTATTCTAACGTCCTGCACAGGACTACCAATTAGCGGTCTGACAGCATCTACTACGCTTGCACTTGGCGTCGGCAGTGTCGAGCTAGGCCACGCGACCGACACGACAATCTCTCGTGTGTCCGCAGGTCAAATCGCAGTCGAGGGAGTCAACGTAGTTACCATATCAAGCACGGACACGCTTACAAACAAGACTCTCACAAGTCCGACGCTGATTACTCCATCCCTTGGAACGCCAAGCAGCGGAACGCTAACAAGCTGCACAGGATTACCAATCAGCACAGGAGTGAGCGGACTAGGAACGGGCGTTGCTACGCTTCTCACGGGCACGCCAAGTGGAACGGGCGGGCCAGTCGGGACCACTTCGCCGACAATTACCACACCAGCGTTAAGCGGAATCATCAATCTTGCGTATAACATCAACAGTGCGACAGATGGATTTTCGGTCCAAAATACCAATACTGGAACAGGAGCTATTTCTGGGATACGACATAGAGATTCTTCTGGAAACACCACTGGAATATTTCAATGGGTGCCAGCAAATTTTTCATATTCTGCACTGGCAAACACGGTCCTTTTCGGATCTTACGGAACTCAAAAAATAGGGTTCGTTGCCAATAGCTCGGGAGCAAGCTCAAGCGCAGGTCAAGATATTTATTGGAAAGTGTCAACGGCGGCGGCAGAATCATTTTTTATCAAGGGAACTAGCGGTGGAGTTTCGATTTGCACAACGACCGATGCTGGCGCAAACAATCTGCTTGTGGCTGGATCAACAAAAGCAAACGGAGGTTTCATTTACGGCACGTTCACAGTCGGCACATTCCCCTCAACGACTTACCTTGAAGCGGTCGTGACAGACGCTCTTACTCCAGTAATCGGCGCGGCAGTAGTGGCAGGAGGATCGGCAAAATGCAAAGTAATGTATAACGGGTCAGCAAAAATCGTAACAGCAGTTCTCTAACAAAAATATGACTATCCCATACGAAATCCTAATTCGCGGCAATTCCGACGGCACACTCTCCGGTTGTCATGCAATCGACACGGTAGGAGGAGACGCAAGGCCAATTACGCAAGACGATCTTGCTGCCGTCGCTCCTGCTATCAATGCGGCGGCACTTGCTACAAACGCGGCAGAACTTGAACGGGTTAAGGCTGAACTCGCAGATCGTAACGCGCTCATAGAATCTGCTAAGGAAGCAATTAAAGGCGCAATTGCTGACCCCACTCTCGACGACACTGCCACCGTCGCGACAATCGCACAAGTTGTTGCTGTTGCCGAATTGCCAGCAATTGAAAAACGCAAGCTGGAAATCGCCGCTGAAATCGCCGCCAAACAAGCCGAACTTGAAGCTCTTACCGTATGACTCCGCACCAATCAATTAACGATTTAGGAATTCTTGTTGTTGCCGCCACTGCCGGAAAAATATCCGTCATGCTTGCTCAAACGGCAAACGCTCCAGACTGGATCGATCGCATTACCGGTCCTTTTGGCGCGCTGGTAGTTATGGCAATAGGACTATGGTATTTTTCCAGGCGAGATGCCAAGCAAGACAAAAAAATGGATGAACGCCAGGCGGCAAAAGACAAAGAAGACGCGGACCATAAAACCGCGCAACTCGAAACAGCAAAACAACTTGCCGATACAAACGCACGCCTACAAGTCGCTATCGAGCAAAATACCCGCGTGATCGAAAACAATTCTCGCGCCCTCAACAACCATCCTTGCACTAACAAAACACCATGAAACTACGTCATTCACTAGCATTTGCCCTTGCCGCTGTCGTTTTTTCCTTGGCATCCTGTCAGGTAGTCGAGACCACCTCTCCAGACGGAACCATCACCAAGACGACCACAATTTCAGGTGAAGGAATTGCCATCGGCGCCGCTGGTGCGGCCACGGCCATCACCGCTATTACAGCAGAAAAATGATCGCCGCCATCCATCTCTACAACCTTGTGATCGTCGCCGTTCTCGTCGGCGTGCTCATCGCGTTGATCTGGTGGATGTTCATGCAAATCCAAAATTGACACATGAAAATCGACGAAAACCACTGGATTGATACCGCCATCCGCGTCCCGCTGCCGGGAGGAAACACCATGGGCGTAAGACGCTTTCTTGTGATGCACTTCACCTCGGGGGCGACGGCAATGTCGTCGATCAACTTCTGGAAATCTCCAGACGCAAAAGGGGCGTGCGCTCATTTTATCATCGACCGCAACGGCACACTCTACCAGTGCCGTCCATGCAACACCACCTGCGGACACGCCGGGAAATCAAAATGGACATTCGGCGGCAAGACCTACGAAGGTCTGAACTCATGCAGCATCGGGATCGAGTTTGCCAACGCCGGGGACAGCACGAACTTGATCCGTCGCTACTCGACGCTGCCGCCGCTCAAGGCCCGCCACAAGAACGGTGGCCCCGTGTGC